TTAAATGTCAACTTTAAGGATTTGATTCAATTTAGTGATTAAGGTAAACCCGAAGTATTCACCAATATCAAAGGCGGATTCTAGGTATTTTATTGTAACAGGTGGAAGAGGTAGTGGTAAATCTTTTTCTATCAATTTAATGTTGTGCCTTTTAACCTATGAGAAAGGACACGTTATCCTTTTCAGTAGATACACCTTAACATCTGCTTATGTGTCTATCATTCCCGAATTTATAGAGAAGTTGGAACTGCTTAATATTTTTGATCATTTCCAAATCACAAAGGATGAGATTCAAAATAAAATATCGGGTTCAAAGATTATCTTCAAAGGAATAAAAACATCATCGGGTGATCAAACTGCTAATCTAAAGTCATTGCAAGGTGTCACTACATTTGTACTAGATGAGGCTGAAGAACTAACCAACGAGGACACATTCGATAAGATAGATTTATCGGTTAGATCACAAACGCAAACAAACAGGATCATCTTGATCTTAAACCCAACAACAAAGGAACATTGGATATACCAAAGGTTCTTCCAAGACAAAGGAATGCAAGAGGGTTTAAACACTAGTAAAGAGGATGTGACATATATCCACACAACCTATCTTGATAACATTCAAAACCTTTCAGAAAGTTACCTATCCCAAATAGACAATATTAGGGTAAGACGCCCCAATAAATACAAGCATCAAATACTAGGAGGATGGTTAGATAAAGCCGAAGGTGTTATTTTCGATAATTGGAAAATAGGAGAATTTAAAAAGGTAGGGGTTTCTGTCTTTGGGCAAGATTATGGATTTGCATCAGATGAATCTACGCTGATTGAAACCAACATTGACACAACAAATAAAATCATTTATTTAAGGGAATGTTTTTATATTAAACATCTAACTACATCACAGATTGCTGAACTGAATTTAAAACATGCAGGTGATTCTTTAATAATAGGGGATAGTGCAGAACCTAGATTGATAAATGAACTGAAATCTAAGGGAAGTAAAATAGTTGCATCTGTAAAAGGACAAGGTTCTATTACCTATGGGATATCCTTGATTCAAGATTATGATTTAATAGTATCTGAAGATTCGGTTAATCTGATCAAAGAACTTAACAATTACTGTTGGCTAGAACGTAAATCAAAAACTCCACAGGATTCACACAATCACCTTCTTGATGCACTTAGGTACTCGGTTACCTACCAATTACAAAATCCAAATAGGGGTAAATATCATGTTAGATAATAAAGTTTTTGTTTTATAACTTTATTATTGTATCTTGCCTTTAAATCAATAAACAAACAAAATGAAAGACTTATTTACAGATCAAGAACTAGAAGAGTTGCTAAAGGATTTAAAACCCATAGACATTCACATAGGTGATTCAGAGATTCACACAGAAGAAATTACTTGGAGTGTAGGATGCATTGACATTTATGCTGATATTATTTGTGTAAGGAAAACAATTAGTGATCCCGACACATACGAGGAATATGGATATATGCGAACCGATGATGGTGTTTATGAATATATTTTTGATATTGATGAAATGGCTATATATTGCGATGATGAAGATTGCTCAACCTATGAACAAGAATTAAGGGTTGTCATTCCTAAAATTAAATCTTTAATTTCAATAGCATGAACAAGATACAGAACACACACGATGCGGAATATTGGAACAATGCGCACCTTTGTTCCGAGATAGTTAAAAAATGGAATAAGATCAAACCCGAAAACGAAGAGATCAAAGCAGTAATGACTGCACTTGGAGAGATATCTTTTTATGTTGCTAGGTTGCATCACGATGCACAGGCAAGGGATAAGGTTCTTCAAGAGTACAAATTAGAAAGGAATAAGTGGTGCGTGAGAGCGCAACAAGCAGAACATAGATATGACAACGTAAAGAAGTTAGAAGGCATTTAAAACTTTTGTTTAGTTGGTTAATTGGGGTAGTCAGAAATGGCTACCCTTTTTTTGTGTTTAAAAATCACTTGGTTTTTGCGTTATATAATTATGAAAGCAACAGTAACTGTACCAAACCTGTCAGAAATTACTTTAGAACAGTATCAAAGATTCTTAAAAGTTCAGCAGATCAACAAGGATGATGAGTATATCATTAAATTGAAGATGATTGAAATATTCTGCAACGTAGATTTTAAGGATGCAAGGAATATCAAGTTCACAGATGTTGAAAAGATCATTGAGAAGTTAACGGAAATCTTTAATACAAAACCCAATCTGATCAAAACATTCAAAATGGATGGGGTTGAATATGGGTTTATTCCTTCGATGGAAGAAATGACATTTGGAGAATACATTGATGTTGACACATACCTTCCACAAGATGATCAAATGCACCTTGCAATGAATGTGTTGTACCGTCCTATTACAAGTAAGAAAGCAGGTAAATATTCTATTGAGGATTATGACATAAACACAAAGGAGAGGATGAAACAAATGCCTTTGAAGGTTATGTTGTCAGCCACTTTTTTTTTGCAAAATTTAGGCTTGGAGTTACTGAACGTTACGAGCAATTATTTACAGGAGGAAATGGAGAAACAACAACTCTCTCCGCAGGATTTGGAAAAAAATGGGGATGGTATTCAAGCATCTATGCACTCGCTCAAGGAGATATTGAAAGATTTGAAGGTGTCACTTCCCTTGAATTAGATCAATGTTTAACGATGCTTACATTTATGAAAGAGAAGAACGAAGTGGAAGCACAACAAATAAAAAATAAACAAAGAAGATGAGTCAAGGAATTAGGGGATTTTATCAAGTAACCAAAACACTAGAAGATCAATTACTTCTAGATGTAAATTGTAAAACAGTTACCACAGGTGACATATCAAATGTCAATTTAAACAAGCAAGATATTTTCCCCTTGTCGCATATATTGATAAATAGTGTGACACAAAGTGATGACAATGGAAGTGGTTTATACACCTTTAACATTAGCATTCTTTCAATGGATATTGTAGATCAAAGCAAAGAACCAACAACAGATATTTTCAGAGGCAATGACAATACTCAAGATATTCTAAACACACAAATGTCTGTCAGTAACAAGTTGATCCAACTAATGCGAGGAGGTACTTTATTTCAGAATATGTACCAAGTAAGGGGAGACGCTACATTTGAGTTTTTCACAGAAAGGTTTGAGAATGAACTAGCAGGAGTTACTGCTACTTTTAACATCACGATTTACAACGATATATTTATTTGCTGATGGATTATTTAGAACTAAGCAAAGCCTTAAACGCATTTGGCAAATATGTGATCCAACAATCAAGATCAAACTTGACAAAGGGAAAAAAGAACTCTACAAGTGATTTGTACAATTCTTTAAAGTACGAGCCAAGACAAGAAGAGGGTGCTTTTCTAATTGATTTCATAATGGAAGATTATGGTGATTTTGTAGATCAAGGAGTAAGGGGTGCAGGTAGTAGTTCAAATAATAGAACATCACCATTTAAGTTTGGGAGTGGTACAGGCAAAAAAGGAGGCTTAACAAAAGGCATTGAAAAATGGATTAAGCAAAAACCCATCAAACAATGGAAGGATAAAAAGACAGGCAAATTCCTATCTTATAAATCAATGAAATTCTTAATTGCTAGGAGCATATACAACAAAGGGACTAAGCCAAGTCTATTCTTCACAAAGCCTTTTTACTCTGCTTTTAAACGCTTACCTGTTGATATAGTAAAGGTATTTAAATTAGATATTGAAAAAGCAATAGTTCTAGGAACTAAAAGATAATTATGGCAAATATATTAGTACGCTCACCAAGGTTTGAAACCTTTACAATGTCAACATCATCCAATAGCATAAAATTAGAACTTTATATTGGAGGTGTTTTAAGATATACTATTATCAAAAATTCTGCACCAAGTAGTGTTGTTACTTTTGAAATAGCGGAATTGATTAGGGATTATATTACCCAAACATTCGATGGAAATTATACAACATCAACTGCATCAACTGCATCTTCAAATGTAAAGCAATACACAGGAGAAAATGGAACAGGTAATCAAAGTACTCCAACTGCTATTGATCACATTGCTTTTAATGGATACGGAACTTTTATGCAAGGTGCAAATCCAACAATTAGTTCTCCTTTGTGGATGGTTTCAAAAGATGTAATTAAAAATGGTTATTATGTTTATTATCCTTTAAACACAAGTGGAAAGATTCCAATCATAACAAATACAGGAAGTGTTAGTTACAAGACATTCGCAACAGATGCCACAACCGCAACTCTTACAGGTGCTGACACAATGAACATTGTTAGGATTGATTGCACCAAATACGGAGATGGTAAAAAAATTACATTCATTAACAAGTATGGAGGCTTACAAGATTTGTGGTTTTCTTTAAAAAGTGTAAAATCAACAGAATCATCAAGGGAAACCTATAATTCAAACACAATAAGTACATCTAGCGGATCGGCTACATACTCAGTAAATGCACCAACCAAAAGTGTATTTAATAAAACTGCCAAGCAAAAAATCACATTGAGTAGTGGATATTATCCCGAAGGTGCTAATCCTTATTTTGAGGAATTGTTATTGTCGGATCAAGTATGGTTAACACAACCCGATCCCTACGATCCCTCCACAGAGCAAGTTGTGCCTGTGATTATTACAACATCTTCATTCACATATAAGACTAGCCTAAATGATAGGTTAATTGATTATGTCATGGAATTTGAAATGGCATTTGATTACATAAATAATGTTAGATAATGCAGAAGGTTCAATTATACATAGGAAGTGAAAGGTTAGAACTTTTTAAGGATGAAACTGTATCTATTACTCAGAGCATCCAAAATATAAAAGACATATCTAAAATCTTCACAGAATTTACTCAGAGTTTTACAGTACCTGCATCTCCTACAAACAACAAAATCTTTACACATTACTACAATTATAATATTGTAGGGGGATTTGATGCAAGACAAAAAGTATCATCATCTATTGAGTTAAACTATCTGCCTTGGAAGAATGGATTTATAGCATTAAATGGAGTTGATTTAAAGAACAATAAACCACACGCATATAGAATAACCTTCTATGGAGAAACAGTTAATCTAAAGGACATTATAGGGGAGGATATGCTTTCCGACATATCAACATTATCTTCTGAAAATTTAGATTATGATTCAGCGACAGTAAAAACAAAACTACAAGTTGATCCAACAACAACAGATATTATTGCCCCATTAATTACACACACTAAAAGATTATATTATAATAATATTTCTAGTTCAGCAGGAGATGGAAATTTATATTACAGTAATTCACTTCAAACACAAGGAGTTGAGTGGAGTGATTTAAAATATGCAATAAGAGTAGATAAAATTATTGAATCTATTGAATCACATTATACAATAGCAAATGGATTCCCTTCCAATATTGTTTTTTCTGATGATTTCTTTAATACCTCAAATGCAAATTACTATAATTTATTTATGTGGTTGCATAGAAAAAAAGGAAGTGTGGATGCACCTACACAAGTCACACAATATTCTTCCTTAGTAAATACTTGGACACCAAACTCTACTTCAAATTTTGCTAGGATGTTGAATAGTTCAACGCCTC